TCGCATCGTAGTCGGTTATGTCTATAAAGTTGCTCATATTTACAATATAAAAGGGTTGTCTTTGTTCAAGTCTTCGTCGTTGAGCGGTATGGTATAGGTAGGTTCCAGTTCTCCTGTCTTCGTGTCCACCATCGTCACGCCGCCCTCGATGGCATCCGGGCCGTCGGCGGGGTAAGGTAGCGTCAGCTCAAAGAGCTTAAATTGGTTGATGAGTTCCTGCATATGTGGGTTGTCTTTCTCTTCTTCGTTGAATATCCATGTACCCAGCCGGTCGAGCGGCTCCAGGTTCGCCTCGATACGCGTGGCCTTATCGGTCTTCTTTCGAGTATCTTCGCGAATGAAGAGCTGTGTCTTACGCGCCGCACACTCATCGCGCAGCAGGGGTTTAAAGACTTGTTGATAAAAGGGGTCTTGGAGCTTGTTGTTTTCGATGTACCAATACACGTTCGTTCGCCCTGCCACATACTTATCCAATTCGAAATACCAGCCGATGAAATTGGCGTTGGTTTCTCGAGCCAGGAAACCTTTTATTACGTAGTAGACGCCCTTGTATTTTCCGATGAGCCACAGAGCCTTGGTACTGCTACCTTTCTTCTTACTGTCGGAATATGCAGGATCGCCGTAACCGATCAGGAAGCGGAACTTTTTTAATGATGGCACTTTTCCGAAGGGCAGGTTCTTAAAAATCTTACCTTCGGCGATGGGGTTGTTAAAGTACTCGGCCTGTTGAGCACGCACTGAGATTTTTGCCAATATGCGGTCTATCTGCTCCTCTGTGTTCTTCTGTGGCCAGGTACTGCGACCGTGCTTGTCGCGAATGTTCACAATGTCCCAGCTGTTGGCCAGCTTGCCGGCACGCGTGATACAGCAGTCCTTGGCGATGATATTGCCACACCACAGCACCAGCGTGGGTTCTGAGATGGAGCGCGTGGGATACAGGGCATGTTCTGCCCACTGCCACTTCTTATCGAGCGTGACGGGATTTCGGCAATCCTCGTCGGTATCATAGTCATCGAAATACAGTACATCGGGACGGATAGCCTCATTTCGCATACCACGCGGGGCCGACCCTGCACCCAGGGCAATGAACTTCGCACCGCAGGCACAACTGAACTCTCTGTCCGTCCACATACCCAACACGTCCTGTTTACCGTAGAACTGTTGCAGGCGTGGGTTCTTTTCGAAGTTAATCTTATAAGGGGCCAGCAGACGCTCGGCGGCATCAATGGTGGCGGAAGCTAACGCAACAAACCGCTTGCGCTTGGTTAGTGTCAGGTACATAATGACGAACATCGCCACGGTCGACTTCGCCAACTCACGACTCCATGAGAGAACCTCATACCATTCCTCGTTGGCTATGATGCGCCTGATGGCTTTCACCTGGAAAGGCGCGAAGTCATACTTGGCATACGTCGGAAAGAAATACAGTATCCACGCTATGGGGTCGGCTTCCAGTTCTGCCCGTTTTTTGTCGATGTCATAGCGCGAAAGACTCTCATCGACATTGATGTCTTTAGCCAGGCCCTCATTGTACCTGCGCCATAGTTCAAGGGCTTGTTTGTCTGTCAGCTTACTCATGACTTACTTTTGTTTGCCTGGTCTTTGATGAAGGCGTCAAAGAGGTTGTTGAACTGTTTTGCTGTTTCTATGTCGAGTGGGCGTAGCCAGCTTAGAAAGCGCATGGCCACCGAAACACAATCTGTCACACCGATGTCTGCCTCGAGCTTTTTAATTGCTCCCGCCAGTTTAGAAAGTGCGTCCGCCTCCTTTGTGTTGGCAAAGCGTTCGCCTTCAGGACGCTCGTTAATCTTTTTATTGATTTCTACAATCTGTCGGTTCCACTGGGAGATAATCTGCGCAGGTGTAATAGATAACGACGCTTTTAGCGTATCCCAACTCTCCGCCTTTATCCAGCGACCGACTGTCTGCCGGGTGGTACCCACCTTATCAGCAATCTCTTCTTGAGTATAGTTGCCATCCATGTAGAGTGACTTGGCAATACTCTTTTTATCAATGCTTCTTGTTGACATATATGTTGATGTTACATTTTATTGCAAAATTCTTATTTTTTTAGCACGTATAAAAACCTTTATTACTTCTTATACAGCTGTATTGCAATGACATACGAACAAATAACAATGCTATAATTGTTATTTGTAAGACCCAAAAAACACCTATATTTTTGCAGCAAAAATCATCCGAATGAATAAAAAGTTTTTCAATATCATTCCTTCTGAAAATGGCGAGGTGGCCATTTTGCTCTACGGAGAAGTCGGCGACGGGCAACGTGTGGATAGCAGTCGCGTGGTTTCCGAACTGATGACACTTTCTAATCAGTATAAGAAAATAGACGTTCGTATTAACAGTTGTGGTGGAGATGTTTTTTCTGGCATGGCCATCTATACCGCTCTACGAAATAGCAAGGCTGATATTACCATCTATATCGATGGAGTTGCTGCCAGTATAGCAGCTGTCATCGCCCTGTGCGGCAAACCCCTATATATGTCGCCTTATGCCAAGCTAATGCTTCATGCTGTCAGCGGTGGCGCGTGGGGTAACGCTTCGGATCTTCGTGATATGGCTACACAAATGGAGGTGTTGCAGGGCGACTTGGCCAAGATGATAGCGGATAGATGCGGCATGAAGCAGGAAGAGGTCCTGGCGAAGTACTTTGATGAAAAAGACCACTGGCTGTCTGCCCGTGAAGCCCTCCAGATGAAACTCATCGACGGCATCTACGAGATGGCAGAAGAGCCAGTGCCCACCCAAACGACAGAAGAGATTTATACATATTTCAATAACCGGCTGCAAAAGCAACCTTTAAACATTAATAAAGACATGGCATTATTAGACTCAGTAAAACAAATTCCTTCGTTCGCCAATATGACGAATGAAAATGATGTGCTTGCACATATCCGCGTCCTCGAGAACAAGGCTGCGAAAGCGGAAGCTTTAGAGAAAGTTGTCGACACTTACAAGCAGAAGCTGCAAGAGGTAGAAGACAAGGAAGTCGCAGCTTTTATCGACAAAGCTATTGCCGAGAAGCGCATCACCGATGCTCAGAAAGAGAGCTTTACGGCACTCATGAAGAGTGACAGAGAGAACACAGAAAAGCTCATCAACAGCATGAAGCCGCAGCCCGACCGTCGTATCAACGATGTGTACAACGTGGACCACTCGCCTGCATCACTCACTGATAAGACGTGGGACGAACTGGACAAAGCTGGACAACTATCCAACCTGCGCAACGCCGATCTGAACGCGTTTAAGGCAAAGTACAAAGAAAAATTCGGAATCGATTATAAAGAGTAATACGTCCGTTTGAACACGATTTGATTAACATTTAAACAGAATAAAAATGGCATTAAACATTAGTATCTGGCAGAACACCCTCGTCGAGAACTTTTACCCCGACAACAGCTTTGCCTCAAAATCAGTTGACGACTCAACATACGTCAGCGCAAAAAAGGTGGTTATCCCTAATGCGGGCAAGCCTTCCAATGTGAAGAGAAATCGTTCGGTTAAGCCTGCCCAGGTAAACCAGCGTACAGACAACGACCTCGAGTACGTTATTGATGAGCTTACCACCGATCCAATCTATATCCCGAATATAGACACGGTGGAACTCAGCTATGACAAGCGCAGCTCAATCATCAGTAATGACCGTAGTCAGCTACAGAATGAGGCACACATGAACCTGCTCGAGCGTTGGGGCGCAGGTGTTCCTGCTGCCAACGTGCTACTCACCACGGGCACCACCGAGCGCGCTGCACATACCTCAGAAACAGCTACTGGTAAACGCAAGCGCATCACCAAGGACGACCTATTGGCTATCATGACCCGCATGGATGCAGACAACGTACCTGAACAGGGCCGATACATCCTCCTTGATGCGTATATGTACGCCGACCTATTGGCCGACCTTTCGGAAAGCGACAAGTGGATGTTCCAAAACTCAGCTGACATGCAGCGTGGCGTGTTGGGCAACCTCTACGGCCTTAACATCATGAAACGCAGCAAGGTGCTGCGCGTTAAAAACGACAAAACACTGTTGTCGTGGGAAGAAGATGCTGTTGCTGGTGAGTTGGCTGCCGCTCTCGCATGGCACGATAAGTCGGTGAGCCGCGCCCTGGGCGAAGTAAAAATGTTCGACTCAACGAACAACCCCATGTACTACGGCGACATTTATTCGTTCTTGCTCCGTACGGGCGGTTCGGTACGTCGTTACGACAAAAAAGGCGTCTATCTGCTTGCAGAGGCTGCAAAGTAAGAAAGGAGTAGAGTATGTTACCAAAAATTAAAATACAATTTATGAACGGGCAGTTGGGTACTGTCGGGGAAAGCCCCGACGGACTCTTTGCCCTCGTTTGCGGCGCAGCAGCTGTCACAAAGAAACTCGAACTGGGCAAGGCTTATACCTTACACTCTTTCGACGAATTAGCTGCGCTTGGTGTGACGGCCGAGAATAATCCCCGCTTGTACAAGCATGTACAGGACTTTTATACCGAGGCAGAGGAAGGGACGAAACTTGTCATCTATCCTGTTGACAAGGCCAAGACTTTCACCGAGCTTTGCGACAAAGATACGGGCGTCATTAAAGAACTGATCATGGCCGCGAACGGAGCTCTGCGAGGCATCTTCTTAGCTGGCGATGGGCGCGAGGCGACCGTCACTACGAATGGACTTGATAATGACCTTTTTACTGCTCTGCCTAAGGCACAGCAGTTGGCAGAATGGGCGACCGTCTCTCTCTATGCTCCGCTCTTCATCATCTTAGAAGGACGCGGCTATAAAGGCGGCGTAGTGAAAGATTTACACAAAGAAGCATACAACCGCGTTGGCGTGCTCATTGGAGACACGGTGAAAGCCTCTGAAGGAGCTGCCGTTGGATTGATGGCGGGCCGAC